AACCCGGAAATGACCTCTTACCAGTTCCGAGAGACGCTGATGGGGCACATCGCCAGTTGGGGAAACGGATACGCTCAAATCGTATTCAACCAGGCCGGGCAGGTGATGGAATTATGGCCGCTGCGCCCGGACAAGATGACGGTGAAGCGGGTCAACGGCGAGCTGCAATATATTTATAAGCTGACCGATCCGGATGAATTTGGGAAAATGGAGCGAACCTTCCCGGGTTACCAGATCTTCCACGTTCCGGGGTTGGGATTTGACGGGATCACAGGCTATTCAGTGATCGCAATGGCGCGCCAGGCCATCGGGTTGGGGATGGCGGCGGAGGCCTTCGGGGCGCGGTTCTTCGGCAATGACGCCAGGCCGGGGATCGTACTCGAGCACCCGGGCTCACTCGGCGATCAGGCATATAAAAACCTGAAGGATTCCTTGGACGAAGAGCACCAGGGGGTGAGCAACTCGCACAAACCGATGATTCTGGAAGAGGGGATGAAGTTCGAGGAAATCGGCATTCCTCCGGAAGACGCTCAGTTTCTACAAACACGGACCTTCCAGTTACAGGAAATGGCGCGTTTATACCGCATTCCACCCCACAAGCTGGCGGACCTGGAGAAATCCTCCTATGCGAGCATCGAGCAGCAGGGGTTGGAGTTCGTGACGGATACGATGCTGCCCTGGGCGACACGTTGGGAACAGTGCATCTATAAATCTTTGCTGACGCCAGCGCAGCGAAAGAACTATTTTGCCGAGCATTTGATGGATGTGCTGATGCGGGGGGATATCAAGAGCCGCTACGACGCTTACCACATTGCCCGGCTAGATGGGTGGATGAATGCGGATGATATCCGGGAGAAGGAAAACATGAACCCGCTGCCGGATGGTCAGGGGCAGGTCTACCTGATCCCTCTGAATATGGTACCGGCGACGCAAGTCGGGCTGGCAGGGACAACACAACCACAGGCGCCTTCGGCAACACCCAATGCGAGGGGCGTTTTGCCGGCGGCCGATGCGATGCGCGGGTTATACCTGGACACCTTGAGCCGGATATTGAGGCGAGAGAAGAATGATTTGCTCAGCAAGGCTAAAAAATTCACCGAACCGGGAGATCCCAGGCATTTTCTTGGTTGTGTGAATGAGTTTTACCAGGATCATGTCGATTTTATCATCCGGCAACTCAAACCGCTGACAGAGAGCCATGCCGAGGCTCTTTTACCTGGCAGCGAAGGAAATGGGGCGTTTATCCAGCGATATTTGAAGGATTATGCCCTGCGACATGTGGAAATTTCTCAAAATGAGATAAAAGAGGTCGTTTTTCAGGCTGAAAATGGCCCAATTGCGAGCATTTGCGGCAATTTAGAGGCCAAATTTAAGGACTGGTTAGCGGTCCGAGCGGAAGAAATCGCCGATCGGGAAAGCATTAATTTTGGTAATGACCTGTTAAAGGCCCTGGAAGAAGGAAGGTAATTATGCCTGCAATCAAAATACACCATACAAAAACAAGCACGAGCGGCTGGGACGGCGGCGCCAATACGAAGAATTTACGGGAAGGCGAAGCCGAGTCGTATTACCGGCAGATGTTTGCCTGGCAGGATCCCGAGGCGGATGCAACGATCAAAGGGGCATATAAGTTTCCCCATCATGAGGTAAACGGCAGCGGCGATATCGGGGCAGCCAATGTGAAGGGCTGCCAGTCGATCATATCCATCCTCAATGGCGGGATGGGCGGGGCGAAGATCCCGTCCGGAGATCGCAAAGGGGTCTGGGACCACGCCGCGGCGCACCTGAAAGACGCCGGGTTGACGCCGGCGGAGTTGAACAGCCTGCCCTTACAGGAGATCGAGCACCGGTCATTTTCTGCGACGGAGATCCGGGCGATAGCGGAGGAGGGGCAGCCGGCGAAGATCAGCGGACGTGCTGCGGTATTCAATCAATATTCCGAGGACCTGGGTGGGTTCAATGAGATCATCCTGCCCGGCGCGTTTACCAATACCCTAAAAAATGACGACGTGCGAGCGCTGTTAAACCACGACTCGAACTATATCCTGGGCAGGACCAGCAGCGGGACTCTGAAATTGAATGAGAACTCTAGCGGACTGGACTTCGAAGCGACCCCACCCGATACGCAGTGGGCGCGTGACATGATCACGTCGATGCAGCGAGGAGACCTGACCCAGATGAGCTTCGGTTTCAGAACCATCCAGGATGATTGGGCGATGGTGGGCAACAAGATCATCCGCACTTTGATGGAGGTGAGACTTTTTGACGTCTCACCGGTGACATTTCCGGCTTATCCGCAGACCAGCGCAAGCGTGCGGTCTGCGTTCGAAGCATTTCGTGAAGGCAGACCAACCGAGCCCGGGCAGGCGCCCGAGCTGGTAGAGCCGCAGGCTGAGGCAGTTGCGCGGGCGCACCTGGCCAACCTGAAGCGGCTTTTGGATCTGGCCGAAAAATCTTAATCAATAAATTAAACGAGGTGAAAAAATGACTCTAACAGAACTACTTCAGAAACGCGCCAACCTGGTTTCCCAGGCGCGAGGACTGGTCGACAAGGCAGATGGGGAAAAACGCGGGTTGTCGACCGAAGAGGAAACTCAGTACAGCCAGTTGATGAACGAAGTGACCACGATCGGGGCGGACGTCACGCGCCGGCAGCAACTGGAAGCGGTGGAAACGTCCCTGGCACAGCCGCTCAGCCCGGCGCAGCGCAACAATCCAAACGGGAATGAGAACGGATCCCTGGGACTGCAGGGAATGCAATGGCGCTCGCGCGGGATGGCGGCACTCAACGAAACTCCCGGTTTCCTGGATGAACCATTTTGGAAGGCACTCTTCCCGATGGCGCAGGATGGCTACCGGAAGGCCTATTCTGCCTGGTTGCGGAATGGTCCTGAAATCGGGGCGACCGAACGGCGGGCGCTGCAGGCCGATTCGGATATCCTGGGCGGGTTCCTGGTGATGCCGATGCAGTTCGTGGACCGGTTGATCATGGCGATGGATAACCTATGTTACATGCGCCAATGGGCGACGATCTTCGCCGTACCCTCGGCCGAATCGCTGGGCGTGCCCTCGTTGGACGCCGACCCGGCCGACCCGACCTGGACCAGCGAGCTGGCGATCGGGACAGAAGACTCCTCGATGAACCTGGGCAGGCGCGAGTTCCATCCGCACCCGCTGGCCAAATTCATCAAGCTCAGCCGCAAGCTGCTGCGCATGATCCCCAGCGTCGAGAACCTGGTGATCCAGCGTTTGGGCTACAAATTTGGGGTCACCTATGAGAACTGCTGCCTGAACGGGAACGGCGCCGGGGAACCGCTGGGAGTCTTCACGGCTTCCAACTTAGGCATCCCGACCAGCCGCGACGTTTCGACCGGCAATACGGCCACAACCATCCAGTTCGACGGGCTGATCGAGGCCAAATACGCATTGAAGCCGCAGTATTGGGCGAATGCAAAATGGCTGTTTCACCGTGATGCGGTAAAACAGATCGCCAAGTTGCAGGACGACGATGGCCAGTATATCTGGCAAGCATCGGTGACGGCGGGACAGCCCGACCGGATCCTGGGAATCCCGGAATATATGAGCGAATACGCTCCTAATACCTTCACCACCGGCCTGTACGTGGGCATCGTGGGCGATTTCAGTTTTTATTGGATCGCGGATGCGATGGATATGGAAATGCAGCGCCTGGTCGAGCTGTATGCAGCGACTAACCAGGTGGGCCTGATCGGCCGGATGGAATCGGACGGCCTGCCGGTGCTGGGCGAGGCGTTCGCACGCGTCAAACTGGCCTAAAAGATTCACCACACGCTCTTCAGCGCACCCGAAGGGGTGAAGGCACGAAGGTAAGAGAGAAAGATCACAAAGGTTTTTTAGCTAAGAAAGAGAGGTTTCTATGGGTGGCTTTTTGTTCGGAAATGAAGTGGTTTGCATCAAGTGCAACAATTTCGGCACGGCGGTGCTGGATACTAACTATTTGCCGGCGAGCGGATCGTTCATCGATATGGCCGGGATCGATCACGGGGTGTTCCTGATCGGGTTGGGCGCGGTGGATGAGGCGCCGACTTTCGACGTGAAACAGGACACCGCCGCGACGGTGACGGGCGCGGTGAAGGACCTGGCAACGGCAGCCTCCCAGCTCATGACCGGAACCGACGACAACAAGTGGGCAACGATTGAGTTCAACGCCAACCAACTCGACCGCACGAATGGTTTCCATTACGTGTCGCTGTATGTGACCGGACCGACCGATTCGGATGATTATTACTCCGTTTGGTTCCTAGGCTTCCAGAATGCGAAACAGCCGGTGCCGAAGAACGCCAATTACGCCTACCACGTGAGCGTGGTTAGGTAAGAACGCTGGTGGGTCGATTAAATTATTAAGAAGGGTGGGTTCAGAAACCCACCCTCGAAAGAAGTGAGGTAAAAAATGACGAAATCTGCTGTTTCTTATGGGATCGAGAGATACCCGGGTCTGGCGGGAATTCCACGCGGGCCAAAGAGCCAGGTGTTCCTGGTAGATCCGGTCAATGGCTCGGATTCCAATACCGGGTTGAGCTGGCTGTCGCCGTTGAAGACGGTGGCAGCGGCTTATGCGTTGACCACAGACGGGAATAACGACGTGGTGCTGATGCTGGGCGGGGCAACTGCCGACGCTCCAGCCGCAGGGATCGTATGGGGAAATAACTATACCCATCTGATCGGTCTATCCGGGGATCTGCCCGGGGTGGGACAACGCTGTCGCATCACCAATACGGCGGCCAACGACCTGGCGGTGCTGTTTACGCTGTCAGGTTCAGGCTGCA